ATACCCTCTTAAAAACAAATGAACCAACCCAACTTTTGCCAACTCACTGACTACTATCTTTTGTATTCTTTGAATTGTTCTTGCAAACTTTATATCTTCTTGTGCCAATGTTCCCTTACCAGCTAAATCTTCTTCTGCTGTTAAGTATGATTTAGGAACACCAAGTGATATAAAAAGTTTATTCTGCAAATACTGAATGTCTTCAATAGCAGCGGCGTTTTCACCACCGGGTAATGTCTCTATTCTACTTCCTCTCTCACCCCTAATAGGAATAAAGAAATCTTCTAATATTGATTCTGGGTTGAATCTCATATCTTGATTACCAGTCTGTTGATTAACCATTGGTGTTCTTTTTAGTTTATCTCTGGCTTGCATCAAATATGTGTCAACTTGTGCTGGTGGTATATTACCTACATCAATATAAAAAACCCTTCTTTCTGGCGCTCTGGTGATACGATATATTAACATAGCATCTTCTGCCATTAATAATTGTTTGTATACCTTACGACCAGAATCCAAAATACTTCTTCCATATGGTAAAAACTTATCATCACCAAGTATTCTTAAGTGAGATACTTGATAATTTTGAAAAGAAGTGTTTCCTTGACCAACCCAATTAAACCTAAGAGAGTTAGGATCATTGTCATAACCCTCTTCTCTTGCTATTTCCTCAACTGGTAAAGCTATAGAACCTAAAACACCTTCACCTTCAACTAAATCTAAAAGATTAAAATGATCTCCATATTTAACCATGTTTCTAATCCATGTCCATAAGTGAAAATCAATATCTAATCTCTCATAATAAAGTTCTTCTAACTCTTCCTTGATTTTCTGATCTTCTGAAAATATATTTAGTATATTTCCATCAATACCATAAACCATAGAATCATCAGCATAAATATCCAACGCTCTTGATATCTCTGGGTAATGGTCCATCTCATTATACTCTCTATACCTTTCTGATCTTTCTATACCACCCGCCAAACCTTGCTGATATATAGAAGACGCTGCTTTTTGAAAAGTATCGAAAACATTTCTTTGTGTTCTCATTGATGGACGCTCTGTTGGAACCTTATATTGTGCAGAACCACCATTCAATAACTTTTTAAGTGTATCAAATTTACTTGCCATTTTTTACCTCTAATTTATATTTAAAATCTTTAACCCCATAAATATCCCAATAGGAACAGCTGCTCCCGCTAACCCCCAAATACCAGATTTGACTTTTAAAGAAGATATATCAACATTAACCTTTTCTAACTTATTATCCATCTGTAACAATAAAGAGTTATGTCTCTCTAACTCACTTAAAACTAATTTTTGATATTCGTGCCAATCACCTTTTTGAGCTTCAGAATATTTAGCCATTTTATAATTCCTTATAGTAATCCCAATCTTTATAATATAATAAAAATCAAGAAGGCTATAAAATAAATATAAACATTTATTTTATAACAACCATCTTAAATCTTCAACCTGTTCTTTATTTACTTTCATAGAATAAGATTCATTACCAACAGAATTAGAATTACTACTTATTCCGAACTCATAAGGAACAGGGTTAAAAGAAAGGTTAGACATTAAATGTTGAGTTATATCATTATCAGCATTAGTAAACTTTATAGTTGTGTTTCTTACATACATACCAATAGCTAAAGACATTACTAAATCATCATTGTATCCGTCCAAAGCTTGGGGCTTACCATTATGAAAGATAAAAGTTTCTAATTCTTTCATAGTTCTTTGTGAGTGTAAAATAAACTCATGTTGCCTTAAATCCTCTTCCAGTCGAGCTATCGCTGCTGGCCTTGTTCTTGAAGACATTGTAAATCCGGGAACTGCATTTTTAGGAGGATTGTATGGGTCATAAAATAATTGATCTCTTGCATTACTTTCGTGTAATTTAGCTAAATCTTTTATTGTCCAATACACGTTCTTATATTCCATCTCTACAATCTTCATTACTGTATGATGACCCATTGATGCATTTTCAACTACTATAAAAGCGTTGTTATATTGAACAGCTGTGTTGTGTATTAGGTGAGCATAAACATCTGTAGCTACCTTACCCTTATATTCAGCCACTTGCTCATAATTTTCAATATCTATGACATGAAAAGCTGAATAATCTTCTCCATCACCGCGAGCAACATCTGCAGATATAATATATTTTTTGGTATAATCCGGATATTTCCAAACCCACAAACCCTTATCAACCCAAGTTCTTTCTAATGGCTCCCTAACGAATGGACGATAACCATCGTCAAGTGTCTCTTGTTCTGTTGGATGCTCTAGATACCACTCCAAAGCCTTAAGTGAAATAACATTACTACCAGATTGAACAAAGTCACAATCATGCTCTTGAGCAAAAGCTTGATCCCCAATCTTCTTGCGTGTCTCTCTCGCCCAATCATCATCGTGGTCTGGATGAACCGACCAGTGTAATTTTATTGGATTGAACCCTACTATCTTATTACCTATCTTTTCTGTAATACCAGCCTCCGCCTCATTATATATCTTGTGAAACCAGTTACCAACTCCATTAGGTGAAGATAATGCTATACAATCACCACCAGTTGCTAGTGTAGGTTGAGCTGCTATCCATATACTATCCATCTTATTAATAAAAGCTGCCTCATCAACAATGAGCAAACTTAATGCCTCTGAACGAGCCGCATCTGGTGTAGAAGCCGATGCTTTTATTTTAGAACCATTATTTAATTCTAAACTTTGTTTATTATCAGTAATAAAATCTGCTCTCATCCACTCCGGAATACCCTCTAAAAAAACTCTTACTTTATCAACCATATTTTGAGCAGTATCTCTTTTTGTAGCAAGAATATATATTTCTTTGTTCTTAAAAAAGTTTGACAACCAAGCAGCATATCCAGCTACTAATGTGGATATACCCAACTGCCTACCCTTGAGAACTATGTTATATGAATTGTCTAAAAAATGCTGAAGTGTGTGTTCTTGGAAGTCCCATAACTCAAAAGATATAATTCCCCTTAATGGATGCCTAATTCTGCCGTATTTTTTCATAAAGTAAGAAGGATTCTTTCTGCACTCTATGTATTCAGCTGTTTGTTGTTTATCCATTAAAATATCCTAGGGGTAAATTCTCTTCTTTGTTTATTTGCAGATAATATGTTTTCTAATAAAAAGGACTTTATACTTCTTGTTCTACCAGTAGTATCATATGCATATAAATAAACCTTACCATCTTCTTCTTTTAACTCATAAGGTTCTATTATACGAGTTATAACTCTATTTGTTTCTAGCTTTCGATAAATGATCCTTACTAAAACCTTTTGTTGGATTGATTCTATTATCGTCTTGTTTGTCCTCTTTACCATTAAGTTTGGAGCTTCTCTTATCAAATCTATCACTCGACTTGATCTCTTTAGTTTTGACCGATTGTTCAACATCAAATCCTTTTATTTTATCTACACCATAGTCTGGTTGTAGTTCTGATTCTATTTCGTTAGGCTTAGCCATTGTTTTAATCTTAACCAAAATCTTGAGATCTATAACCTCACCTGCCGCTCCTGCTGATGCTATCTTTGATACGGGCATTTTTTTATATCCCAATATTTTATGACCGTTAGATACTAAATCATATTTTAATTTCTTAACTAATTCTTCTTCATTTTTATTTGTTGCAAAAGGAACAGAAACAATCATCTTATATGTATAAACATTATTTTTATTTATATCTTGATCTGATAACTTCCATCTGGTAATAAACTTTGTTGCTTCTTTTTCGTTGTTGATTAAGGTTAATTGAGACTTCATTTTTAAAAGAGTATTTCTATCAAAGCCAAGGCTTGCTAATCTTGGAAAAAGAATACCAAAATATTTCTCTGCTTTTTTTGTGTTTCCACTTGATTGAGCATCTAAAATAGAAAACACTATATCTTCTACGTTTGAGGTTTCTTCTTTTAGAAGTTCTAGTATTTCTTCCTTAATAACTTCTTTAAATTCTTTTAAATTATTGTTCATTTTTACTCTCTTATTAAAAGTCATAATAAATATAATAAAAAAACATTTTTTTGTATATTATTTTTTATTTCTTTTGTTATATTTTGACCAAGCAATTTGATAAGGTATTTCTGAATCTTTACCAAACCTATCTTTTAAATGTTTTACCATACGTTTATAATTATCACCGGGGGGAGAATCTTCTTCTACATCACTACTATTAACTTCTTCTTTGTCTGAACCGCAAGATGATTCATCCTGTTTATCAAGAAGATTTTTTAACATCATTATGGTGCTCTTCTTAATAATTTTTTCATCAACCTCATTAATCAAATCGCCTAATTTCATTTTATCTTCCTTATTTTTTTATTACTATTATACAATTTAGAGCAAAAACAACACTCATAATATATTCCTGTATTACTTGAGGTATAAACTGTTCTCTATAAATTTTACTATTTTTATTATTAATACCCTCAACAACACCTTTAAAAATTTCAACAGTTGATCCGTTTGACCCAACACCATAATTCATTGAATTGCCATAAAGTTTTCTACCAGCAGTCCAGTAAGAAGTTTCAATATCTTCTATTATATATAAACCACCATTTTCTAATCTAGGAAATAAATTATTAAAGGTTTCTATTTGATGTGGTGGGTAATGAGATGCGTCGTCAATAACTATACGTAACTCTGGAATATCCAGTTTATCAAGGTGATCAATATTTTCACCTTGCTTTATATTACTTAATAATGTTAGTCTATCTAGATTATCACCTTGTTTTTGAATATCGCTTATTGAGTAATTATCCATATCAACACCATATATATTCATATTTTTAAAAAGCTCATGCCACATTCTTAATGATTCACCTTTTTGAATACCTATCTCAAGTAAAGAACCAGATTGATTATATAAGCTTTGAAAAAAGAAATCATATATTAAATGATATTTATGTAAAGAAATCTTATCTGTTGAATATTTTTCTCCTATCTTATGCATATGGTTTGACATATTAAGACTCCATTATATAAATAATAAGATTTTTTTGTGCATTACTGCCTATAATTAACCTATGATAAAAATTTTTTGGAATATAAAATTCAGAATTTTCTGTTAGTTTTTCTGGCATTTTATTATCCATCTGTATATACCAATCGTCAGATTGTTTTACTAAAACTGTTCTGTCTTTTCTATCTCTGTGCCATACTAACTCATCCGAATCAACATCAGCTGAAAATTCTCTTTTAATATATTTTAACTTTCTTTGTTCTATATATGGTTTATCTACCACCACTTACCTCCACCAGATAGACCTAATGACTTTGCATATCTAGGAAGTCTACATGCCCAATATGAAGCTTTTGTCTTATCTTTAGCTTGTTCGCAATTATGTCTTGAAGCAAAAGCCTTCTTAGCTTTTGGATCTTTAAGTTTTACAGATAGAGATCCCCCACCACTCTTAGCACCAAAACTTACTTTCTTTACATTTCCAGTTTTAGGGTTCTTTACATAAACATAAAACTTTTTACTACCACCTCTTTTAGGTTTACCTAACTGAACCTTCTTGCCTTGGTATTCTGCTTCGTCAATTTCTTCAGATACATCAACCATTATTGGGCAATCAAGAGGAACTTTATTGCCTTCAAATTCTGCAAACTCACCAATATCTGTTTCCAATATTTCCATATCTTCTGCAGTAAGACCTTCTAATTTGCCATCATTATATTGTTTTCTAGCTTCTCTATATAAGGAGAAATAATTCTCACTTCCATTTCTAAAAACACTTTCTGAAAGAGGAATAGAATCTTTTTTATGAAACTTTATAGCTTCAGTAATAACTTTTTCTTTTTTTATTATTGTAGATAATTTCATTATTTCTTATCTCCATCCATATAATTGAAAACTGATTGCACATAATCCAGTGCTTTTGTAATCTTAGATTGTGTCCATGCTGGTAACTCATCACCATCTTCTATTTTATCTAACAACATTGATGCTATCTTGGCAGTTCTTTTTAACTCACTTCTTGCCATAGATCCTTCATCATCACCTTCAAGTAAGTTTTTTAACTTCATACTAATCTCTCCAAGATGTATCTAACTCATCCACCTTTTTTATTCTATTAAATATTTTCTTTATCCATCTAAGTATACACATAATAATTCTACTTTTGCATTATAGCTTTTTTCTTAGGTCTACCCTTACTACCGTAATGTTTTCTTTTTCTTGCTACAGCATTCTTTTTATCTTTCTTAGACATACCTGCAGCAACAGACTTCTTACGACACT